ATGTAAGAATAGATACGCAGTGTGTTCTTATTGCGGGTAAAAACTATAAAATCACCATAGGCAGCAACGTGCATATTTCGGCTGGCTGTTATTTTTATGGAAATTCTGGTAATATAATCATAGGAGATTGCTGTTGCACTTCTGGTCGCTGCACTCTGTATACAGCGAATGACGACTATACAGAAGGATATATGGCAAATTCAGTCATAGATGAAAAGTATAAAAAAGTAAAAACGGGAGATATAGAACTTAAAAAGCATGCGCTTGTTGGTTGCTATACCGTAATTCTTCCGGACGTTGTATTAGAATATGCTACTTCTGTTGGTGCTCATTCTTTGATAAACAAGTCTACAAACCCGTTTGATGTTGTGGCAGGAGCACCAGCTAAATACATCAAAACAAGAAAAAATGTAAACTTACTATAATGGAACTGTCAGTAATAGTTTCTTCATATAAGTTTAAGGATTATATTGTCCAGTGTATTGATAGTATCTTGTCCCAGCGCACAAACTTTGAGTTTGAGGTTGTTGTACGAGACGATGCGTCAAATGATGGCACACTGGAACTTTTAAGAGAAAAATACGGATTTGTGTCAAATGTTAGAATACTAGATGCATCTAGAAACGTAGGCGCAGTTGAAAATTTGATAATCCTAATGGGCGACGCCAAAGGAAAATATGTCGCACATTTGGACGGAGATGATTATCTGATCGACAATGACTATTATCAACGAGCCGTAGATTTTTTAAATAAAAATAAAAATTATGCGATGTATTCTTCTGGATGCAAATATCTAAAAGAAGAAATATATCCAAAGGATCATTGGATTGTTAGTGCCAAACCGGACTTTGAGTTAAAAGATCTTCTAGTTGAAAACTACGCATCATTTGGCAGAGTATTTAAAAAAGCGTTAATGACGCCAGATATATTTAAAAAAATATTATATCCAGATTGGGCATTTAATTTTGAAATACTAAAACTTGGCCGAGGGTTTTGTGATGTAAGTAAATGCGTGGGTATATATAGAATACATTCTGAGGGAATGTTTTCGATGACTTCGGATCAAGAAAAGTTAAGCAATAAAAAGTTGATGCAAAAAGAGTTGACATACAGATATGAACGCCTAACCAAAAAAGATGTGGATATGAAAAACGATCAACCAAAACAGTTAGTAGACTATTGTGTTAACCCAGAACTAATGCACAAATGTGTATTCATGCAGGTATATGAAGAATTTCTTACATTTTCATATTGGGTAAAAGGATTTGCTCCAAATAACATATTGGAAATAGGAACAATGGGCAGCACATTTTGGATAATGTCCAAACTTTCAACCGGCAAAAAAATATCAGCCGATATAGAACCTAGAGAATCAACCATACGACACGCAATGTATGGCGAAGATTGGGAGTTTATTTTGGGAGATACACATACGGATGAAATCTATAATAAAATATCCTCGCACGGCAAGTTTGATTTGATTTTTATAGATGGCGATCATACATACGATGGCGTTAAAAAGGACTTTAATATGTATAAAAACCTGCTGTCAGACCGTGGGTATATTGCGTTTCACGATATAGATCCAAATCACATTTTTGCAGATAGTTATGCGGGGCAAGTTTACAAGTTTTGGAAAGAGTTGGATGAAGGTACAAAAATGAACTTAGTTTGCACCAAATCGAGCGGAAGAGTAAAACTTAACGGTATATATGCTCAAGGCTTCGGCGGAATAGGTCTTTGGAGACCAGATTAAACAACTATGGAACTTACTACCAAATTTTTTTCAGAACAGATTGGCGGAATAAAAGGAGTTTGCCACGCTGGTTCGCATTCTGGTAAAGAAGTGTCCGAATATATTGATGCCGGTGTTGAGACTATTGTTTGGATAGAAGCAAACTATAGAGTAATGAATAGACTCATAAAACACACTGCGCCATACGGTAAAAATCAAACTTGGTACTGTCAATGCCTTTGGGATCAAGATGATGTTGTTAAAGTTTTTAATATTTCAAATAATGAAGAAAGTTCATCAGTTTTGGAATTTGGTGAAGGTCACAAAAAAAATAATCCACAAATACAATTCACGGACCGCATGGTATTGTTGACAAAAAGAATGGACACTATAGTAAAATCTCAGACAGATTTTAATTGGAATGACATCAATATGATTGTCACTGATTGCCAAGGTGCGGATTTGGAAGTATTGAAGGGCTTCGGAGATCTTTTATCTTTCTCAAACGTCAAACTGGTAAAATCAGAAGTGGAGTTGAATGAGCAGTATAAAAATGGATCCAGTCACGAAAAGATAAACGAATATTTGTCCAAGTTTGGATTTTCATTTGGTTGGTATTTTCATGCGGCAGACGGATGGGGAGATCATTATTGGATAAAAAAATAGTCAATATATGTATAAAGACAAAAAAGTTATATTGACCACTACCGCCTGCAAGCGGATAAATCTACTTCGAGCAGCTATACAAAGTTTTGGTGTATTTTGTCAAGACAAGCATATCATAGACGAGATACATTATTATGACGATTCTTCGCAACCACACGAACGAGAAATGGCCATACAATATTATCATAAACATATACCAAGTACCAAATTGATATTCAGGTTTTTTGAAAAAGATACATTTCCGGACAATTATAGACACGCCAGAGTGCTGAATTATTGGATGCAAGGTATAGAAAGCTCTGGAGCAGATTATGTTTTTCATCTAGAAGATGACCATCAATTTTACAATATGTTCACTATAAGTGAACCTATTGAAATAATGGAACACTATCCAGAATATGCGTATGTTGGATTTTGTCAGAGTTGGAAGAATTTTCCAAAAGATATGATGCCAAAGCGCATAATAGGTAATTTTTGGGAGACTGTATATTTTGATGACAGGCCAATAAACGATTTGCTATTTTTGGATGATGTTATGGCTATGCATACAGGATTAGATTGGTGGATGTATTATATCAATTGGCCGTACTTTTCACTGCGGCCCGGCGTTCATCACGCCAAGAAACTATTATCGGTGGGTCCATTTTCAACAACGTATGATAGAGAAAAAATGAGCGTGGAACTTGAATTTGCCATGCGATGGAAGAATAAAGGATATAAAAGCATGATGTGCAAACATTTTACGTCATTACATACGGGCCAAAATCCAGAATTAAGTGCTTATAAAATCAATAACTCGGCCAGATGAAAAACAAACTTAATAAAACTATAACCATCGTTGACAGTTTCGTATATAACGAAACAATACGAAACAAGTTGAAAAATGCTCTAGAATGGATGAACAACGATGGATATGAAGTATTGCTTGTATCCAATACAACAGTCGATCAAGAAATATTAAAAAATGTCAAATTTTACTTGTATGACTATAGAAACCAGTTATTCAAGGAAAAATATGAAGTAGGCAGTGTGGTAGATTTTTGGAAAAGTATCGGACCAGATTTTGTATTACACGACATAGTTCCAGAAAAACAACCCCACGGATTGTCTGTGTTAGTAAATCTTTTTAATGCGTTATTGTATGCCAAGGCGCAAGGATATACTCATTTTCAACGATTCGAGGTTGATGATCTATTCAAGGAAAAATCCAGAGAATATATCAGGAAAATACCAGAACTCTGCGATGAACAAAATAAGAAAGGACTATTTTATTACAACGCCAATGATATATCATTTCATTATTTTTACTGCGAGATAGATACTTTTTTAAACAAAGTTCCGAGAATAGGATGCGAACAAGATTATATTGATTATCTTAAAAAATATCACGGCAATAAAGTTTTTAAGATTGTTGAAGTATTTGTATATGAAAACTTGAAGAGAAACGGCGATACAGAACTATTGATTGCTTCTGGGGATGATATGAATCAGCATTTTCCTGATACACACTGGAACACAGAAACGTCAGTCAGCAGTTTTGATAAAAAATATAACGGATGCACTTCCAAGATATACTATATAAACGAGTATAATAAAGATACAGATTCTTATGAACGAACAAACAAATATATATTGTTCACATATTCTTATGTTTCACATCTCGTTAAAAGAACCATAAGAGTTAAAAAAATCAATGGAGAAGTTATAGAACTGTATCATAACACGCATAATGCCGGTGGATGGTGTATGAATGATTTGCCTGAAGATACACAATCTATTTCGGTATATGAAAATAATGAACTTTTATATGAAGAAAATGTTGCAGATTGTATATCATACATTAGTATAAAAAAGTAAATTTAAACATTATGAAAGTAATCAACATCAATCCGGGATTATTACCTATACCTCCTAATGGCTGGGGTGCTATCGAAAAGATCATATGGGACTATCACCAAGAAATGTTAAATCTTGGTATACGCAGCGAAATAAAATATACCAACGAGGTGAAATATGATGACAGCGTAGTTGTACACGTTCATGTCGCTAACTTAGCCAATATGTTGCACGAGGCCAATATACCTTATATTTTCACTATCCACGACCATCACGCATATCTGTATGGTAAAGATTCACCCGTATTTAAGGAGAACCTAAAAGCTATTGAGAATAGCGTTATTTCACTGTCGCCGTGCAAATATCTTATTCCATATTTTGGCAGCAAGAAACTGCGATACTTTAGTCACGCTGTAAACACAAATACATTCAAGTTCAACAATCGCCAAAGGCATCACGTACCAAGGTTGCTATGTGTGGCAAACAACGGATATGCATACGACCAAAGTATAGACAGAAAAGGCTTCAAGATTGCCATAGAAGCGGCAATGGGGCTGGGATTGCCATTGACTATTGCGGGTCCAAAAAACAATAATAACTTTTTTAAAACATTGCCGCCGGAACTATCTAACTATGTCAACTTGACAAAGTTGTACGACCTTGACGAGAAATGGCTAATCAACTTGTATAATGAGCATGATATCTTTTTGCATTTCTCGGAATTGGAAGCTGGGCATCCAAACTTGACGCTGTTAGAGGCAATGGCGTGCGGTCTACCTATCGTTGGTACATTTGAGGAAGATAAATATGATGGAATGTGTGTTGTGAAGAGAGATTTGGATCAAGCGGTTGATGGAATAAATCGTGTTATCAATGACTATTCATCGTATCAATTTGCTGCCATCAACAACGCGAACAAGCATTCGTACAAGAATCAAGTGCTGGAACTAGCTAAGATATACAGCGAATATAGAGAAAAAATATTTGGAAATAAACTTATACAGCATTATTCCAACTCTGCTATCAAACACGTTGACGCAAAAAACAAGATCAATATATGGTTTCCAAGTGGACCTAAAATTGAAATACTCGGTCCAGTAAGTAAAAAATACAAAGTAAAATTTATTGATACAGAAACTGGTCATGTCACGTATGAAACAACGCTAAATAATAATATGTGGGCAGTCAGTAGTATACGATATTTTTGTAAATGGAAAATTGAAGTATATGAAATGGTGGGAGAAAATTGGGAGAAGCTGGAACTTTCCCACAACCTTGACCTGTCCAATAAAAACGTAAAGATTATACTCGATACTGGCAGTCTCGGTGACTTGATGGCATATATTGGTTCGGTGGAGGAGTTTAGAAAACTGCACAAATGTAATGTTACTTGCGTGGTATATCACGACGATCTTGTAAAAATATTCCAAAACAGTTATCCAGAAATAAGATTCTATAGATACAACGACAGCAATGATTTGTATTATGCAACATACAACATCGGATACTTTGACCAAAATAACTGGCAGGGGAATGCAAAAGAAGATCCAAAAACAATTTCATTGGCATTAATCGCTCCAAGTATACTTGGTTTACCAAAGACTGAAATAAAACCAAAACTTAAGTTCAAATCCAACTCAAAACCAACGGAAAAATATGTGTGCATTGGGACGCAAAGTACAGCGCAATCCAAATATTGGAATAATCCTGACGGATGGAATAAAGTTGTGGAATATCTTAACCAAAAAGGATATCAAGTTTGGGATATAGACAAAGACCATTCGTATGGGTCTGGCGATAAAATGAACTATATACCATATGGAGTGGTTGATAAAACCGGACATTTTAGTTTGGAAGAAAGAATGGCTCAGTTGGAACACGCCGAGTTTTTTATTGGTCTCGGTTCTGGTCTAAGTTGGTTATCTTGGGCAGTGGGCAAGCCCGTGATACTTATCAGCGGATTTAGCATGGAGTTTGCGGAGTTCAATACGCCATACAGAGTAATAAACAAAAATGTATGTCACGGATGCTGGAATGATCCATCTTGCACATTTGATAAAGGAGACTGGAAATGGTGCCCTCGCAAGAAGGATTTTGAATGCACAAAGCAGATACTTGCCGAAGATGTTATAAAAATGATAGATAAAATCATATAGTATGCAGATATATATACCATATGGATTTAGCAGGCATGTTATCTAAAGATGATATTATACTGGGTTTGGCGGAAAGAATACAAAACAAGTATCCGCAAAATCCACAAGGATATTGTGCGCCTATGTGCAAAGATCTATTGGCTGCTCTCAAAAAATACAACATAAACGCCAACATTGTTGAAGGATTGTTTGTACTTGATGAACCAAATGCGGGAAAGTTCATTACAGAATATGACGATGAATATGAAGTGCCGCACGATTGGATCAATATAGAAGGCAAAATACTTGATATATCCACCAAGATGTTTCGTAAGAGTGTGCACGAGAATATACCAGACGTTGTTTACATAAACTTTCGTTCGCCGCTGTATATAAGATACAAAAATTATGGCAACTACTAAAAACCTAAAAGACGTAATCAAGGAAGAATACGTCAAATGTGCCAAGGATCCTGTATACTTTATGAAGAAGTATGTAAAGATCCAGCATCCTACTCGCGGCACATTGCCATTTCTTACATATCCATTTCAGGATACGGCATTGGCAGACTTTGTAAATCATAATCAGAATATCATTCTCAAAAGCCGCCAGATGGGTATTACAACCCTTGTATCTGGTTATGCCATATGGCTAATGACATTTCATACAGACAAGCAGATACTATGTTTGAGTATCACACAAGAAACGTCCAAAGCTATTGTTACTAAAGTTAGGTTCGCAAATGATAACTTACCAAGTTGGCTAAAAGTGCCAGCAGTTGAAGATAATAGACTGTCACTAAAACTAAAAAACGGATCTGAAATCAAGGCGGCGAGCAGTGCTGGCACATCTGGTCGTTCAAGTGCGTTGTCCTTGCTGGTAGTAGACGAAGCCGCATTCATCGACAATATAGAAGAAATATGGTTGTCATCTCAATACACATTATCAACGGGCGGTAAAGCAATCATACTATCAACTCCAAACGGTGTTGGTAACTGGTTTCATAAAATGTGGACAGAGTCTGAAGAGGGACTGAATAGTATGAATCGCATCAGTCTGCCTTGGCATCTGCATCCAGAACGTGATCAAAAATGGCGTGATGAGCAAACCAAATTGTCTGGCGAAAGAGGTGCCGCACAAGAATGCGATTGCGAGTTTAGCACATCTGGCAATACAGTTATTGATATACCTGTGCTTGAATGGTACACTAAAACCCATGTATCTGAACCAATAGAAAAACGCGGAGTAGATAAAGGATATTGGATATTCAAATATCCAGAACCTGGTAGATCATATATGGTTGCAGCCGACGTTGCTCGTGGTGATGCTTCAGATTATAGTGCCGCACAAATACTGGACATAGAAACAATGGAACAAGTTGCTGAATATAAAGGCAAACTGCCAACTAAAGAGTATGCCAGAGGTCTTATGACAATGGCAACAGAATATAACAACGCACTGCTTGTTATAGAAAATGCCAATGTTGGCTGGGCGGTCATTCAGGAAGTATTGGACAGCAACTATCCAAACCTTTTTTATAGTTCATCCGATCTACAATATGTGGATGTTGAGAACCAAATGACCAACAAACTAAACTCGTTGGAAAAGAAAATGACACCTGGTTTTACAACATCAAACAAAACTCGCCCCCTTGTTATATCAAAACTTGAAAGTTATTTTAGAAACAAAGAAGTTATAATACATAGCAAACGATTGGTAGAAGAACTACAGGTTTTTATATGGAAGAGTGGTGCCGTATCTGCTAAAGCAGAAGCAATGGAAGGATATAACGACGATCTTGTAATGGCTATAGGTATAGGGCTGTGGATACGAGATGTTGCTCTGCGTTTGCGTAAAGAAGCAGACAGCGTTACTAAAACGATTATAGACAGAATAGGATCAACTTCTGCACAACAAATACAAAACAATGTTAACTTATTAAGTACCGGCAAAGGAGTAAACCCATTTGGTGTATATAACAATCCTTGGCAGATGCACGTTGGTGGGCCAAGTATGCACGGTGGCAATAAATCAGAAGATCTTACTTGGTTATTGCGATAATATATTTTATAAAAATACCTCTGGTATATATTTATATAGTAACCGCTCATATATATACACACTATGGCAGAAACAAAAGATCTATTTAGCAGACTGAAAAAGATGTTCAGTACGGACGTAATCGTTCGTAATGTGGGCGGTAAAAAACTCAAGATTGTAGACACGGATGAAATACAATACGCAACAGACAGAAACAGTTTGCGTGATCGTTATAATCGTTTAAGAAGCAGCACGTTCAACTTGCATAATCGTGATATGTCTATGGCATATCAAGCAAGCCGATTGGAGTTGTTTAGAGACTATGATGTAATGGACATGGATCCTATTATCGCAAGTGCTCTTGACATCTACAGCGACGAATGTCTTGTACCAAGTGAGTTTGGTAAGGTTCTTACTATTCGCAGCAAAAACGAAAATGTAAAAAAGATACTTGAGAACCTTTTTTATGATATTCTAAACGTAGAGTTCAACATGTGGAGTTGGACTCGCAATATGTGCAAGTATGGAGACTTCTTTCTGCGTATGGAAATATCGCCTGAATATGGAGTGTTTGTGGTTCATCCAATCAGCCCATATGAAATCACTCGCATAGAAGGTAGTGACCCGAATAACATCAACTATGTCAAGTATCAACACGATGGCATGGGCGGAGGCATGGAATATGAGAACTTTGAGATTGCTCACTTTAGATTATTAAGTGACAGTAACTTTTTGCCATACGGCAAGAGTATGATTGAGCCTGCTCGCCGTGTATGGAAGCAGTTGAGTCTGATGGAAGACGCGATGTTAATTCATCGTATCATGCGTGCACCAGAAAAACGTATGTTCTATGTTGATGTAGGAAATATTCCTCCCGCCGACATTGATACGGCGATGCAAAAAATTATATCTCAAGTAAAGAAGGTACCATATATTGACGAGCGTACTGGTGATTATAATCTTCGTTTCAATCTGAATAACATGGTAGAAGACTTTTATCTACCTGTTCGTGGCAGTGATAGCGGAACAAGAATTGATACATTACCGGGTATGGATTTTACTGGCATCGACGATCTTGAGTATATCCGCAATAAGATGATGGCGGCACTCAAGATACCAAAGGCATTTCTTGGATATGAAGAAGGATTGAGTGGTAAGGCAACACTTGCAGCCGAAGATGTTAGATTTGCTCGTACTATTGGCCGTATACAACGTATTATTGTATCAGAACTAACCAAGATTGCCATCGTACATTTGTATGTTCAAGGTTATCAGGACGCAACACTTGTTGACTTTGAACTAGAACTAAGCAACCCAAGCACGATTTTTGAGCAGGAAAAATTGGAAATATGGACAAACAAAGTCAGTCTTGCATCCGATATGGCGGAAGCCAAAATGTTTAGTAAGAAGTGGATGTATAATCAGATCTTCAACCTTTCAGAAGATGAAGTTGAAGAATTACAAAAAGATGTAATTAGAGATCAAAAGGAAGCGTGGAGAATGGAGCAGATATCTTCCGAAGGAAACGACCCAGCATCAAGCAAACAAAAGTCGGAAGGAGGATCTTCTAGTGACATCGGTGGTGGAGACTCTGATACTGGGGCTGATACTGGGGCTGATACTGGCGGGGGAGGTGGCGATGAATCTGGTGGGGGAGAAGCCGGTGGATTGCCTCCACTTGAAGAAGAAACACGTAAAGACCGTGAACGTGGAAACCGAGACCAAACTGGTAACAAAGAAAAGTATACATCGTCTCACACCAAGAACTTTGGCGAAGATATTCTTGGCGACAAAGAAAACAAAGAAAAGTCCGCAACTGAAAGAACTACCCGCCATATATACAGAGGTGGCCCACTTTCTATGGATGAAGACCTAAAAAGTATAAAAAAAGCACTGCAATCCAGATATAATAATAAGCACAAACGTGTTATAACCGAAGAAAA